AGAGACGGCACTCGCATTTTGCGGGACAGCCAAAAACGCCAGCGGCGTTGTGGTTGGCGTTCCGCCGTACGTGCCACCCGACACGCTTGACAGGCCCAGCGTGATCGTTCCCGCTTTGGAGTCGTACGTTTCCGTAATGCCGTCGATGGTAAGCAGTGCCGTAGACACCTGACTCACGACATCGGCGGCCGAAAGAACCGCAATCGTCACGGCGCCGGTCTGGCCGTTGATGCTGGTCACGCCCGCACTGCCCGTGCTGGCCGCCGCAGTGCTGCTGACAGTCAGCGCGTTCGTCACGCTATCGAACGACAGGGCGACGTTGCTTCCGGCCTTGAGCGTGTTGTTGATCGTGGAAACGACAAAGGACGTGAGGCCCGTGATGTCGTTCGTGACGTGCTTGTGCGATCCGCCGCGCAGTTCGCCGGTGACATTCAGCGTGCCGCCGAGCGTGGTTTCGCCAGACACCGATAGCGTCGTGCAGGACAAGGCCGCCGGCGTGGCGTGCGAGTGATCCGCCCGTGCCGCCAGCCCACTGGTGCCGACAGCGGCCGTCCCGGTTGCCGGAGGCGCCGAACTCGCCAGCGATACGCCAGACGTGTAAGGCAGTGTGGCCCAGTTGCGAACGCCGTCGCCAATCTTGAGTTTGCCGGTGTCCGTCTCAAAGCCTGGCTCGCCGGCCAGCAGCACCGGATTGGCGGCCGTCCACGCCGACGCAGTGTCCGAGCGGACTTGCAGTTGCACGAGCGCCATGTCAGCCTCCGGACAGCAGCGAGGCTACATAAGCCATGCGGGCCGTCTCTAACTTGGTCGGACTGTCCGACCCGGCGATGGGCCGCACCGTTCCATCGAACATCTTGCTGTAGAGTTTGCCGTCCGCAGTGTTGAGCGCAGGCTCGCCTACGGCCAGTTCGGTCGCCACAGGCATCAGCCCGGCGGTGGAGTTTTGCTTGAGGATGATCGCCGTCATCAGGCAATCTCCTCGTAGGCCACAATCGCCTTGATGGTGCTTGCCGTGCCGGCCAGCGCGGCGAGGCTAGTGTCCTCCTCTAGATAGAGGGGCATGTCGCGCGTGACTGGCGAAAGGCGCGCGTTGGCATTCACGCTCTCAGCCGACGCGATGGCCTGAGCCGTCCCGCCGCCAGACGCCTCATCGTGGTGATTCAGCGTGACGGTGCGAGCGGTCGAGTCCACGTTGGTGAACATCACCGACACGATGCGGAGAACCTTGCCGCTGCCGGCGGGGTTCGACAGCAGCACGGTCGAGGTGGTGCCCACGCTCTCGCGGGCCGTCTTCCCGTAGACCGACGTAATCAGCAGGAGGTTTGGCGCAGTCATGTGTTACCCCTTCACCGCAATGCGGAACGTCGCGGTGCCAGCGTTGGTCACAGCCGCAATGAAAGGAGCCCCGCTTAGGGCTGCCGGGATGGGGTAGGCGGTGCCGGCCGACACGGACGTGGTCACGGCGCCTCCGCTATTAACCGGAACAGACGTGTCCTCCGGCCCGAAAGCCGCGTGCCACGTCAGCGTGTTCGCCCCGCCGGCCAGGCTGTCAATGACGATGGCACCTGAGGCTGCGGCGCCGTACGGAACCTTCGGGCTCGTGCTGGCGCTCGCTGTGGCGACGATAGAGCCGGTGACTGAACACAGCCGCTCAATTTTGTGGGGCATTACTTCTGCTTTCTCTTCCAGTGGGGAACAATGCGGTCCTTAACCTTTTCGATCGCATCCCTGCGCTTAAGCGAAGGGTTCTTCTTCAGCTCCTTCGCGACGTTCTCCCGGAGGATCTCGCCGTCGATGTCGACGCTTTTGCGCGGCTCTCGCTCAGGGGGCGTGTAGTCCACGATCCCCTGCACGTGCAGGCGGCGCTTCTCGGCGACTCGCTTGATGTCGGCAACGCTGTCAATCCACGCCTCCGGGTCCCTGTGGCCGCGACTGTCCGCCAGCCCGCCCATGTAGAACTTCCCGCTAATGTTTATGCCCGCCTGCCGAGCCTCGCGGGCCATCCGCCGGGCCATAGGCGAGTGCATCTCGCCCATCCACTCGCCGGCGTATCGCCCCTGCATGAGCGCCCTGTCGGTGCCGCGCGTGCCGGGAGCCTGCTGCAGGGCGCACATGGCAGCAAACCGCTCCGTCTGGCCGCTGCGCACCATGCGCACGTAGTGCTCCTGGACGGCCAGTGAGGCGGAGGCGATTTCGGGCGGCAGCTTGATGCTCACTGCATGAGCTCCTGCGGGGGCATTGGCGCCTGCTCAGCCGATCCTGGCGGCGCGTCGGGCGGGGGCGGTGCACCAGGCTGGCCTGCCTGCGGAGGCTCACCCATCGGCGGGCCCTGCATCGGCGGCGGCGGCTGCGGCACGAGGTACGGGGTCGCGTCGAGGTCCAGCGACTCCGCCCAGTCCTTAACGAGCGCATTGAACGGGTCGACGACGCCAGCGCCGATGAGGCCGCTCAGCACTGGGCCGAGATTCTGCAGGGCGGCCTGCATCTGCTCCGCGCGCGTTGCCTTATTGGGCTTGCGGGCACTGCCGGCCTCGATGCGGTAGTCGTATTCGCGGGCCACCTGAATGGGCTCGAGCGAGGCGACGTGCTGCGCCCATGCGGCGGCGCCAATCGGCCCGACGACCGGAGCCACGTCCTCTGGGGCCAAGAGCCACCGGGCCGCCAGCGCCTCCTTGCGGGCAATCTGCGTCATGCAGTTCTCGACGCACTCTGCCATGTCGTCCGGCCGAATGCTGATCTGCTCCGAGCGCACGGAGGCTTCTGTGGCGGACCGGATCTGTGTGTTGGTCATGCCGTAGACGAGCTCAGTCAGTCCAAGCCTCTTCTCCAGCATCTCCGTCACAGCGCTGATGACCGACCAAATTTCGCTCGTGGCGTTCGGCAGCTGGAACACCGAGATCACGTCAGATACAGAGCGCCCGAGAATCTCGGACAGCTCCACGATCTTGAACCCGCCCTGCGACTGCGACAGGATCTGGTCCTTGATGTCCTGGTCGGCCGCCTTCGATACGCCGATCAGCGTCTCGCAGCTCACGGCCACGCGCTGCGCCAGGAACGAAAACGCCCAGCACAGGAACCGCAGCTCCGGAATGCCGGGCTTGATATGCGACACGGGCCACACGTACCCGGGCTTGCGGTGGAACGCGAGCATCGTGAACGGCCAACCGTTCGCCTCCGCCCAGAACGGGATCGGCCACTGGACGGCCCGGAACATCGACTGCGGCAGGCCCGTCGCCTCATCGACCTGCTCGGCAAGCATGTCGGGAGGGACGTTCAGCGGAAACGGCACTCCGTCGGCCACGACGATGTAGGCGTTGTCTCCGATCGCGTCGAAGAAGCCGCGCTGATCCTTCGGCGAGTCCTTGAGGCGATCGCCGAAGCCGGTCTTGCTCCAGATCTTCCAGTACGTCATCAGGTCGTTGGTCTTGCCGACGCGCCGCGACGGACGTGAGCCGTCAGCGTTGATGCCGCTCGGGTAGGCGTCGTCTGTTTTCGGAACGGGGTGCGCCTCGAGGTTGCCGCGCAGCTTCTCGACGTCGATGCCGTACTGCTTTGCGACGACGTCGATGGGGTGAATGCAGCGGCGAGCGCACCACATCACATCCTCGATCTCAGTGGCATCGGGATCGAGCACGAGGTTGTCAACGGAGTCGGCGAAGCTTCCGACGGACCGCGACTGCGAGCCCGGGTCCGTGACCATTTCGGTCCACCAGCACCCGCCGCCCTTGATGATGGCCTCGTCAACCACGCGGCGGCTGTGCGTCTTCAGGTCGAGCTCGTTTGGCGTGTAGTTCAGATAGGCCGACAGCAGCTGCGCTACGATCTCACGGACGCCGTTGCGCATCACCGTGTCCTGCAGCGCCATCTGGTACTGCTGCACCACCTGAGGGTCGCTGGGGTCGAGTCCAAGCAGCTCCGGAGACAGCTCCGGAAACTTCTTGGGGTTCACTTGGCGGTTGGGGTTTCTGTGGTAAATGACGCTGGCAAACAGCTTCACGGCCTCGAACACTCGGTTGATCTGCATCCGGAATCCGGGCGGCGTGATCGAGCGGTTGTAGCCAGCCTCGTTCCTGGCGTATTCGTTCTTCCAAAACCAGTTGTGCGGGCCGTCGAAAAAGTCCATGGCCTCCCTGGCGTCCTCCG